AATACAAAAATTAAGAAAAGGTGGCTTTGGTGCTATTGTTGGTATAGGTGGAACTGGTGCTGCAGTAAGTATTATAGATAAAATATTAAAAGATACTAAACCTTATACAATTAAAAAAGGAGATACTCTTTCAGAAATAGCTAGGGATCATGGTACAACTTTAAAAGCTGTAAAAGAAGCAAATCCTCAAATAAAAGATCTTAATAAGATAAGACCTGGACAAGAAATTAAAATGCCTGAAAAAGTTAAAGATAGAAAATCTGTATATCAAGGTATGACTAAATCTGAAATGGCAGGTATAACAAAAGATAAAGTTATTGAGAGAAAACATGGTGGACAAATAGGAACACCTAGAGGAGTAGGAGCTGCACTACGTGGCTATGGTAAAGGATATAAGTAGTGCCCTTTAAATCTAAGAAACAAAAAACTTATCTAGCTATTAATGAGCCAGAAGTTTATAAGAAATTTAAAAAGGAGGAAAATATGTATAAAGTAAAGAAAAGAGCTAAAGGTGGTAAAATAGATAATAGTGGACAAAAGTTTGTTGCAAATTTATATAAAACTATTATATCTCCAGTAACTCAAGGACTAAATTTACTTGGTAATATGAATTTAAAAAAAAGGAAAAAATAAATGGATAAAATAAAAGCAAGACTAAAAGAACCATCATCATATTCTGGAATAGCAGCTATATTAGCTATGTGTGGTATTATAGTTCCTAATTCTACATGGCAAATGCTATGTCTAATAGGTTGTGGTATCGCAGGTGCTGCAGGATTTTGGATGAGTGAAAAGAAAAAATAATTAGGAGTTAATTATATGTTAGCTGGATTACCAGTAGAAATGTTGACAATGCTTGGATCTAGTTTACTAGGTGGTGTTATGACTATCTGGGGACAAAGATCAAAAGATAAAGCTAATCAACAAAAGATGCTTCTTGCCAGAGGTAAATTTCAAATGGATGAAGTTACTAAAGCAAGAGAGTATGATAATAAAGGATTCCAATGGACAAGAAGAATTATTGCTTTAACAGCAGTCTTTATGATTATTGCTTATCCTAAAATAGTTCCTGTATTTTTTGATACTAATGTTGTTCTTACATGGACAGAATTTGAACCTGGATTTTGGTTCTTAATAGATAAAAAAGAAGTAGTTATGGATAAGATATTTAATGGAGTTATTATTACACCTCTTGATACTCATTTAATGTCTGCTATTGTAGGATTATATTTTGGTGGGAGCTTAGTTAAAAAATAATGGCTAGATCAGGTACATATAATTTTAATTTAGATATTGATGAAGTAATTCAAGAAGCTACTGAAATGATTGGTGGCGAAGAAACTCTTGGACATACACCTCAATCTGCTAGACGTTCAATTAATTTAATGTTGAATGACTGGCAGAATCGAGGTGTTTTATTATGGTCTACCTTTACAACTGCTGTAACTGTAGCATCAAGTACAACTACTTATGCACTAGCTGATTCAGTAACAGATGCATTAGAAGTTACTTATGCAGCAAATACTAGTAGTTCTGATTTAGCATTAGAAAGAATATCTTTTGAAGAATATAATGTTATTCCAAATAAATCACAAACAGGTAGACCTTCTCAATATAGTATTAAACGTAATGTAGATAATCCTACAATACATCTTTATCCTGTTCCAGATAATTCTACAGGTATTTTAAAAGTAGAAGGTATTAGACAATTAGAAGATGTAAATAAATCTGCAGATCAAAATGCAGATGTACCAGTAAGATTTTTACCAGCTTTAACATGTGGTTTATCATATTATTTATCTATGAAAAGACCAGGTATTCCTGCAGATAGAATACAAATGTTAAAGATGAATTATGAAGAAAAACTAATGAGAGCAATGGAGGAAGATCGAGAAAGGGCAAGTATCTATTTTAAACCTAAAATAGGTTATGTCTAATGGCTTCCAATAAAAATGCTCTAGCTATGTGTGATACATGTGGTTTTGTATATGCACATAGAATAATGAAATTAAATAGTTATAATATGGTCACTTGTCCTGAATGTTGGGATGGTGCATATGATTTTAAAAATCATCCTCAGAATAAAGTACCAGACGTAAGAGATGATGTAACAATTAGAAATCCTCGACCTGATATTGGTGGCAGAAACCTTGAATGGCAAAATGTTGCTGTAAATTGGGAAGATGAAGATAAATGGTGGCAAGGAATATGACAACACTTACAGGAAAACAAATAGCAAAAAGTTATAAACAGTTATTAAAAATGGCTGTTAGTACAAATACTGGTATTACAGAAGATGTAGTTCAAGTAGAAACTGGTGATGGTACAGACACACCTATAAAAATGTCTACAAATACTGTAAATATTGTAGGTAACTTTGGTGTAACAGATGATGTTTCTGTATCTGGTAATGTACAAGTTACAGATAAAGTTTGTGCTTCAGCATTTTATGGTGATGGTTCTAATTTAACAAATGTTCCTGCATCAGGAGATGTATCTGTATCTACATTAAGAGTTACAAATGATGCAACTATTGGTGGAGCTTTATCTGTAGGAGGAGCAGTAAATTTAGCTTCTACTTTAACAGTAGCAGGAAAAGCTGAGTTTGATGATGATGTATGTGTAAGTGGTAATACAATACTTGTTGGAAACTTAGCAGTTGGTGGAACAGCTACAGTTGCTGGTAATGCATCTGTGGGTGGAACACTATCTGTAGGAGGTGCTACACATCTTGCAAGTACTTTAACTGTAGCAGGAAATACAACATTAACAGGAACTCTTGGAGTTGGTGGAGCAGCTAACTTTGCATCTACAGCAACAGTTGAAGGTGCTACACATTTACAAAGTACAGTATCAGTTGGAGGTGCTGCAACATTTGCAAGTACTGTAACAATAGCAGGAGCTAATGTACAAGCAGCAAATGCTAAAGTATGTGCAAGTGCGTTTTATGGAGATGGAGCTAATTTAACAAATGTACCTGCAGGAGGTATATCAGGAAATATATCAGTTAATAATGCTACAATAGGTGGTACTCTTTATGTTGGAGGTACTGCTACTATTGTAGGTAATACAACATTAACTGCTAATTTAGGAGTTGGTGGTACATTTACTGCTGTAGGAAAAGCTGAATTTGATGATGATGTATGTGTTTCTGGAAATACAGTATTAGTAGGAAACTTAGCAGTAGGAGGTACAGCCACAGTTGCAGGAAATGCTTCAGTAGGTGGTACTCTTAGTGTTGGAGGAGCTACACATCTAGCTTCAACCTTAACTGTTGCAGGTAATACTACAATGACAGGTACTCTTAAAGTTGGAGGAGCTGCTACATTTGCTAGTACTGCTACAGTAGCTGGAGAAACTCATTTACAAGATGCAGTAAGTATGGCAAGTACTCTTGTCGTTGGAGGTAAAGCAGAGTTTGATGATGACGTATGTGTATCAGGTAATAGTGTTCTTGTAGGAAATCTTGCAGTTGGTGGTACAGCTACAATAGCAGGTAATGCATCTGTAGGAGGTACATTAAGTGTAGGAGGAGCAACACATCTTGCTTCTACTTTGACAGTTGCAGGAAATACAACACTAACTGGAACTCTTAAAGTAGGAGGTGCAGCAACTTTTGCATCTACTGTTACCATAGCAGGTAATACTACTATGACAGGTAATTTAGGTGTAGGTGGTACATTTACTGGTGTAGGAAAAGCAGAGTTTGATGATGATGTCTGCGTAAGTGGTAATACAGTATTAGTAGGTAATTTAGCTGTAGGTGGTACTGCAACTGTAGCAGGTAATGCAAGTGTTGGAGGTACACTATCTGTTGGAGGTGCTGTATATCTTGCTAGTACTTTAACAGTAGCTGGTAATACAACACTTACAGGAACATTAAAAGTAGGTGGTGCTACAACAATAACAGGTAATTCAGGATTCTTAGGTACTGTAAGAGTATCTGGTAATACAAGTTTAGAAGGACAATTACAATTAACAAAGAGTGCAGCAGCAGTTGTATGTGCAACAGCTATTAATGGTATAACATCTGTATCATTAGCTTTTGGTACTGCTCAAAACTTTAGTACATCTGTTACTGCAGCACACACATTAGCCCAACCTACTGGATGTAGAACAGGACAAACAGGTAGTATTTTCTTAGTTCAACAAGGTGGAAGTGGTACTATGGCATATCATGCTGATTGGAAATTTCCTGCAGCAACAGATCCAACCATGTCTACTTCTAATGGAGCTGTTGATAGATTAGATTATATAATAGTATCTGCTTCAAGTGATGGAGTAGGTGGAAATATTCAGGCAATATTATCGAAGGAGTATGGATAATGGGTGTTTTTCAAAATCATTTAATGGCTGCAGCAGTAGATGCAACAGCAGATACAGGAGGAGCAATAGATTTATACGAATCTGATGCTACTGCTGATACTTTTGTTTGTGAATTTACAGGCACAGGTGATGAGACAGGAGCTGGTGGTGGACTGTCAGGAGATGATTTAATTTTAACTGAAGCTGGTACAGTTAGTGATGCTTCTAGTGGTTGGAGAACTTTAAATAATGGTGCATTTACACTAACTACTGCTTTTTTTGATAATTTTTTTAGTGGTAATACTGGAAATGAAAGAACTATTGCTCTATATATTAAAAATGCAAATGTAACACCTGCTACAACTAATGGTTTTTTTAATTGGGTATCTTCTAATGCTTATGGAGGTGTATATCTTCAAATTCCAAGTGGTGGTGCTGCTGAAGATGATCTTAGATTAATTATTCAAACAGGTAACGCAGGAGTAGGAGTAAATGGAACTACTTTTACTGGTGGCAATATGTTTGGATCTAGTGATGCAGTTTGGCTTGTTTGGTGGCAAGATGGTACTTATGATAGATTTGGTTGGGTAGCAGATGATGCTCCTAGTAATTGGTCAGATTTCCCTTCAGGGCAAAGAGCTTCAGCAAGTTTTGATGGATCTATTAGTGATTCAGGTCAAGGAGGAGGATATGGAGTAGGAACAAATAATGGTAATACTGCTGGATATTTTGAAATTAATAGATTTATAATGTCAAAATCTGGGACAATAATAACAAACGATTAAGGATAATAATAATGTGGGCAAGAGTAAAAGATAATAACATAGTAGAATACTATAATAATAAAAAATCTATAGTATTGAATAATGTACGTTATTCTTCTCAAATATTTACAATATGGACAGATGAAGAAAGAGTAGATTTAGGAATATATTCTGTTGAAAAACCTGATTTTCCAGATATGAAATTTCATAAAACAAGTGAAATAACATATACATTTAATGCAGAACAAAAAAAAGTTATAGGTACTCATACAGTTTCTGATCGTGAATTAGAAGATAAAAATGCTGTAGATAAAGATGGAAATACTATTTTAGATAATCATAATAATCCTGAAGTAAATTTAGGATTAAAATCTACAGAAGTAAATACAGTTAAATTAGAAGCTGCAAATTTAATTAAACCTTATGCATGGTTAATACAAAGAAAAGTAACTGCAGATAAAGATATTCCTGCAGATGTTTTAACATATATAGCAAATGTAAGAACTAAATGTGGAGAAATTTGTACAGCTTTAACAAATGCAAGTAATATGACAGAATTTAAACAAGTCTTTGAAAGTAAAAAAAGAAATGATTTTCCTGATGATTATGATATAAAGGATTATAAAAGATGAAATTAATACCACTTATAGCATTATTTTTTATATTAGTATTTGGTTCTTTAGTAAAAGCTCAAGATATAGAAATAGAAACAAGAACATATATGAAAGGTTTAATGTGTACAAAATATAATGATTTAGTAGGAAATCTACAACAAGCACATGGAGAAGCAAGAAAATGGTGGGCAATAAATTCTCATAATGAATTAGTTGAACTGTTTGTTAATAATAAAAATGGAGCATGGACTATAATTATTACCAGACCTAATGACCCAATTTCTTGTGCATTAATTGGAGGAGATAATAGTGGAGCCAATTATGATATTGATAGTATAGTAGAAATGAAACAATAGGAGTAAACAATGGCATCAACATATACAAGTAGAATAAGACTGAATAAACAAGGAGATGGAGATAATCCTAATTCTTGGGGTACAGTTTTAAATGATGGTGTTATCAGTTTAGTTGATGATGCCATAGCAGCATATACAACAGTATCAATAGGATCAGCAGCAACTGTAACATTATCAGCAGTAGATGGAGGATCAGATGTTCCTCGTTCTGCTTTTCTAGAAGTTAAAGGTTCTGTAGGTGGTTCACATACTACTATATCACTTATTATACCTGCTAATTCTAAATCATATGTAATTAATAATGTTGTATCAGCAAATACAACTGCATCTGATATTGTAAAAATTAAAACTGCTGCAGGTGATGGATATGATGTTCCTTTTGGAGCAGTAGGTTTAGTTGTTTGTGATGGTACTTCTGTATATCCTACTAATGCAAAAGGATTAGGATTAGGCACAGCAGCTTCAGCAGATATAGGAGTATGTGCATCTAATGTACCAGAAGTATCAGCAGCAGATTTACGATATGTAAGAACTTCTGTTACAACAGATGCAACTGTTAGAGGAAATATAACATATGAAGCAGGTTCATTAAAAATTAGTACATCTGCTAGAGCTTATAATCCAATAACAACATTAACAGATGCTGCAAGTATTACAAATAACTTTGCTCTTGGTAATAATTTCTTAGTAACTCTTGGAGGTAATAGAACATTAGCAGCACCAACAAATGCTGTTGCAGGACAAAGTGGAACTATACATATTATTCAAGATGGAACAGGAAGTAGAACATTAGGTTATAATACAGCGTGGCAATTTGTATCTGCAACAGTTCCTACATTAAGTACTGGTGCTGGTGATGTAGATATATTATGTTATATAGCTAGGAGTTCAACAACGATTGATGCAGCTTTATTAAAAAACTTTGATAGGTAAAGTATATGTCAACAAGTTCTAAACTCGTAAAACTTAATTTTCCAGCAGGAGTTAAAAGAGAATCAACTCAATATGCTGAAGAAAATTCTTGGTATGATGTAGATAAAGTTAGATTTCGTGCAGGTAAACCAGAGAATATAGGTGGTTATGCAGTAAAGGTATCTGCAGCATTTGATGGAGCTGGAAGAGATTTAATAACTTGGTCAGATAATGATCAATTTAAAAGAGCTATGTTTGGTACTGCTCAAAAATTATATGAGCATAATGGAGAT